ATGGAACCACTGCCTGCAAATGGGTCTGCGATGACGCCGGTGGGGCACCGGTCAATCAGCCGCTCCATCAGCGAGAGAGGCTTCGAGGTTGGATGCCCTGTTTCGCGGGGCTGATTTTGGCGGCATTCCATAGTTGTGATGACGGAGAGCAGTGGCGGCGCGGACTTGCGCCACTCCGCCGACCCGATGACGTAAATCTCCTCGTGGACGGTGAAGAACGCGCAGTTAGCGATGCCGGACGACGCTGCACCCTTGTTCCAGATCAGAAAATTGTTGACATGCTCAGGGCGAGGAATCCGCCACGAGCCGAACACGATTGCTGGTCTGGTGCCCCACAGCCGCAATGCATCGTCACGTATCCGCGGCGAGGTGTCCCCGGAAATAATTCCCCGCACTTCCTTCTGCTTATGACGTACGTGCGGCCGTGAGTTACCGAATCTTTGTCCCCAGTTGATTCCGTACGGGGGGTCGGTGACGAGCACATCCGCCGCCAGCCACGCATCCACTTCCAGGCAATCCCCCAGGTAGAGGGTTACGTGTTCGTCTTGGTAATAGAGGCTCACGCGTAGGCACTCCCGTACTTCTGCGGCATCAACGCGGTAATCGACCCGCCGGCGTTGGAGTGGCGGACTTTGATGCGGCACACCGTCTTCGCCGGCCACGGCGTGGAGAACCGGCCATAAAACCGGCGCCAGACGGGCAGCCCACCGGAGGTGATGTCATGCAGGAAGAATTCCAGCAGTTGGGAGTTGCGGGCGATGCGGTAAAACAACGGATCAACAGGATCTGTCGCGGAGGTGATGGTGCGGGCGGTCGGGTCGGTGTCCACCAGCACCGTCCCGTCCTGCGGTGTCAACAGGGGGAGTTCGACCATTTTCCCGCCGGGGCCGTCTTCTATCCACGCCCGCCCGGGTGAGCTGACAAGGAATTTGGGGAACGCGGGCTGGTCGCCGCGGTTGGGGACGACGATGTTGCCCTCCCCGATATGCGCCCCCGGAATCAACGCCGACACCCCCGGGATGAGTCCTTCCAGAATGTCTTCGATGAACTCTTCCAACTCGTCCCACGGGGTCGCCGGGATTCCGCCGTCACCCTCGCCGTCGTTCGCCCACGTCGCCACTTCCTGGCGTTTGCACCAGTAGGGTTGGGCGGCGATGATTTTCATGTCCCAGCCCATGTAGTTGTTGTCCATCGCCTGCGGATCCAACATCATCACGGTTTTGGGGTCTTCGGCCAACCGGACGCGGAGCCACCGCCACCCGTGCGTCCTTGTGAACACACCCAGATAACTGTCTTCTTTCGGTGACCAGGAGGACCACCAGCGTTGTTCGACCATGCGGTATCGGAAGATGGTGTCGGGTTCGCCAATGCCGACGTGGACCTGGAATTGGATTTCGCGTTTGCGGTAGTCGACGCGTTCATAAGTCGCCCCGACTTGGTACGGCCCTTCGGAGATCAACTGTTGGAACGGGGTGTGCATCAGTCCGACCAGCTGCGGGGCGAGGGTGATGCCCTGGGCGCCGGAGTGGGCGCCCCACAAGTCCCAGTAGGGGCGGCGCCCATTCTGGTCGGGGACACCGAGAATCACAATCTTCGTCTCCAGGCTTTGGAGGCGTTTGTCGAGGCGGAAGAAATTTTCAGAGGGCGGCCCGCTCCGCGGAGTCGGCCCGGTCATCGGAACCCTCCCGAGACTTTATCCGGAAACGGGCGAAGGTTGCGTAGATAGCTCACGCTGCTCACACCCACCTCCGGCTGCCGAGTTGTGTGTTCTGGTCTGACGCGGTTTGCCGGTTCGCGGCAGTGATGATGGATTGGGTGGGTTCGTTGACCTGCCCGATGTTGACGGTGGTGCCGGGGCCGGGCGCGGGTCCGGTTCCGACGCCCGGCGTCATACCCAGACCACCTGGCTGGCCGAACTGTGCGGCGGTCGGTGACGGCGCCAGGGTGCCGAACGGTGCCGGGGTGACCGATTCGATCGCCGACACCACACCCGCACCGTTACCGGTGATAGCACTACCGGCGCCGGACAGGATTCCGCCGGCGATCTTGTTGCCTTGGCCGGGGATCCCGCCGATCATCCCGCCGCCCCACTGCAACAGCGCCGCCAACGATTTGACGTTGGGCCATTGGGTGGGGTCGGAGAAGCCGGGGGGGAGGAACGTTTCTTTGATGCCGCCGACGCCGATGTCGGCGAGCTGCCCGAGCGCGGAGAACGTCGACCTCATCTGTTCGCTCTGCCCTGTGCCGCCACCGGTGGTTCCACCGCCACCCGTGCCGCCACCACCATGCGGGGTTGCTCCGCCACCCGTGCCGCCACCACCATGCGGGGTTGCTCCGCCACCGCCGCCGCCGCCGAAGAGTGAAGCGGCGTTGAACGACGGCGCCTTGACGTTCTTACCCGCCAGGAAAACATGCACATGGTTGCGGTGCTGGTTGTTGTCGTCAGAGGACGCCGGGTTGCCGTAGGAATCCACCTGGCCGCCGGGCTTGTAAATCTTGTCGCGCCAGATGGCCCACTTCAGGTCCAGGGTGCCGGCGTTGGCCAGAACGAAGTCTTTGACGGCGTTACCCATCGCGATGCCCGCTTCGGACCCGTAGTTCGGGATCATGACGTCGAGAGCGTTGCCGGAGGAATGTTCGCCGTAGGAGTCTTTCCGGTTGACGTCGCCGTTGACGTTGACCAGTGACGGCCACTGCTGCATCAGGATGGAACGGAGTTGGTCGGCGCCGGGACTCAGGCCCTGGTCGAAGCCGGGGATGCCGCCTTGCCGGTTCAGTGCGGCGACTATCGCCGCCCCGCCGCTCTGCATGGCTGACTTGGTGACGACACCTTCGCCGGCGGTCAACCAGGACAGCACGTTGTCGATGCCGCCCGGGCCGCTGATCACACCGCCAGCGGCGTGCCCCGCCCGGCCGCCGACACCCGTCCCCGGACTCGGATGTGAGAACACGTCCAGCGGGTTGGTGCCCGGTGTCCCCGTGGTGCCGGGGGGCGTCAGCACCGGAGAGGTGATCGCCGGGGTATAGCCGGCGAAGAACCGGTCCAACTGTTCTTTAGTCGGCTGCAGATTCAGCGGCTTCATGCGCAGCTCGAATTCCTCTTTTGAGAGGCCCAACACGAACCTGTGCCACCAGTCGCCGAAGTCCTCACCCTCATGTCTTGCTAGGTCAAATTGTTTGTTGAACGCATCCAACGGCACTTTAAAGGCGTCGCTGACTAGCCCTCCTGCCGCGATGATCTCGTCGAGGAAAGGGACTACCTTCTCGAACTTCCCCAGCGGGAGTCCTTCCAGCGCGGTGGTGACATCGTTGACGCTTTTTTGCGTATCACTGAACTTGGTCGCCGCATCGCCTACTTCTCTGCTGAACCCTTCGGGTAGACCGATGGATTCGAGTCCTTTGAGGGCGTCGGCGGCTGCGCTTAGTCCGCCGGCGATGTCGCCGCTTTTGAATTCTTTGAGGGCGTCTTTGGTGTTGCCGACCGAGGTGCCGATGCCGTCGATGGCGGTGGTGATCTGTCCGGCGGCTGTTTCGATGCCGGTGGTGTCCATGCCGGCGGCGCCACCCAGGTCTTTGAGGATGTCGGTGGTGTCACGAACTTTGGTGTTGATACCTTCCAGCGACTTTTCGATGCCGCCGCTGCTTTTCAGTTCCTTTTCGATGCCTTCGAGGACACCCTTGCCGAACTCCTCAGCAGCTTCTTTAGCGGCCTGTTTCAGCCCGCCGCTACCACTGCTCTTCGTCGACTTGCCGATAACATCCGGGAGTTTCTTGCCGACCTCGGTGCCGACCTTCTTGTTGAACTCGTCCGAGTAGACTGCGCCGCCTTCTTGGCCGGCTTTCTTCACCTCCTTGGTGACATCAGCCATCCCACCCTTAGCCAACTTCACCGACAGGGAGATATACCCTGCCGCGAGTTCTGACGCCATGCATCACCTCCCGTCGAAAAGTTTTTTGAGTGTGCCGGCCCGGTCAGGGTCGGACCCGTTGCGTTGCGCCAACCGTTCTTTGACGACTGACAGTGGTGCTGGTTTCGGTTTCAACCCGGGGCGTGCTTTCTTCACCGTGCCTGGCCTGGGCACCAGCGGCGGGCGGTCCCGGTTGTGCTGTCCGGCTTTCGTTTTGGCCCACTGCAGCCAGTGCAGCGTGTCGACGATCTCGGCGAGGAGCATGGTGGTTTTGTCCCAGCCGGCGCGGTCGGGGAACATCGCGGTGAACAGCGCCGAATCCGCAGGCATGTACTGGACGTAGACGTGCAGATCCCGCCAGGTGAACTCCGGTGACGGGCAGTGTCTTAGTCGGAGTCCGTCGCGGATGAGGTCGGCTTCGAGTGCCCCACCGTATCGGTCGATGATGCCGGTGAGGCGGACGATTCCCCCACATCGATGCCTTCGGATTCCCGCCAGGCGGCGATGATCTTCGGCAACTGCGGTTGCGGGATCCGGTCGAACAGTTCGAGTTGTTCGGGGGTGAGGCCCCATTCGAACATGGCCCACATCTGATCCTCACCGGAACCGCGGTGCTTACGGGCGACGCCGATCGGTAGCAGCGCGATGTCTTTGAACACCAGCACCACTGGTTCGGTGCCGCCGTCCTCCAGCGGGAGGTCGGCTTTGAACTCGAACGCCACTACGAGCCCGCCCCAAGATCAGCCAACAGGTACACGTGGTTGCCGGACGAATCGGGGAACGCCTCCATCTCAATGCTGTATTCGATGGTGTCGGTGTGCACCATCTTCACATCGCCGACCGTCATCACCTGACCGATCGGAATGTAGTTGCGGTAATGCGCGTCCAACTCGGAGTCGATGGAGTCGACGCACCACGTCAGCTTCGGCAGCTTCTTCGGGTTCTTCTTCACTTCGACGTCGGTGCCGGTGACGGTGACGTTGTCCTCGCCGTACACGACTTTCAGCACCTCGGCGCTGGTCGATTCCAGCAGCACGAATTTGAAGGTGTGGACGTAGTCGGTTTGCAGGATTTTGACGGTGGCGCCGCCCCAGTTCTTCTTCTTGTCGATGGAGCGGTCCTGGGTTTCGGTGACACCGTCCTCACCGACATGCCCGAGCCCGATCCACGGCGACGACAGCGCGGTCGTCAACGTACTGGGTTTCGGGGTGCCGAGTGGCGCCACGTACAGGCCGCCCGTCGCCAGGGGTTCGGCGGCGTACACGTTGAGAACATCGGGTGATGCCATTATCTAGTTTCCTTTCAGGGGTTTACTACGGCGCGGAGCAGAACTTCCAATGTCATTTGGAAGCGTGGGGTGTTGTCGTCGGGGTCATCGAAACGGGCCGGCGTCCCCACCGCGACGACGTCGCGGATCCCGTTGCCCGGGGTGAACTTCGCGGTCTGCATGTGCGCGTACACCGTTTCAGCCAGGTTCGCGGCCACCGCCTCGCTGGCGTTGTAGCACTGGATGATGACCCACCGTTTGGAGAGTGCCAGGTTGGTGCCACCGGAGGTGGATGCGGTGGTGATGGTGACCAGCTTCGCCGGCCGGCTGGCAGGCACTTCGGTAGCCACCCGGACGTCGTTGTCGAGTTTGGTGATCAGGTAGTCGCGGACCACTTTCGCGGCGTACGGCCACACCGTCACCGGCGCCGTCATGTCCCACCGGCCACATGGAAGTTCTGAATGAGCGTGTTGTTGTGGGCGTTGTCGACGATCGCCGCCGCGCCCGCCGTGATACACGTCGCCCGATAACTGTGTTTCGTCAACGGTTCGTCGCCTTCGACGGAAATCATGTAACCCTTCTGGCCCTCGTCGAGGTCGAGGCCGGCGTTGCAGGCGGCAGCAACCCTGGCCATCCGCGGCACACATTCGCTGTCCACCACTTCGGTGATCAACTTGTTGAGTTCGTCTTTGTCCAACACGATTTCGGTGTCGTCGGCCATCAGCCACTGACCAGTTTCAGTTTCACCACGTTGCCGGGTGTCCACTGGTGGAACCCGTAGTTGTGGTCGTCGAACCCGATCACCTCGAACAGCCGGCCGTCGGGCAGCGTGACCCGGTCCTGCAACCCCGGTGTGAACCCGTACGGCACATACAGATCCACGTCGGTGATCCCCCGAGAGGCGTGCCCTTCGAGGTTTTCGACGGTGGCCGGGGCGATCGAGATCACCCTCACCTCCACGGGGGCGGCGAAAATCACCGAGTTGTTGCCCAGGTCGTCCTCAGCCACCACCGCCGCCGCTTCATGCTCCACAACGAACGGCGTCGGGAACGTCACGAACCCTCCCAGTCGCGGTGGTACAGCTCCGACTCCAACGCCACCGACACCACCGACCCACACCGGTACGGGCGTAGCCGCATCTTCAGCCCGTTCGTCAACCACACCGTGCCGGCCGACGAGGCGCCGCTGGACGCCGTGTACGGTCCCGCGGTCAACGAGTCCCCGGGCGCAATACTCGCCATGCCGGGTGCCCTGTTCAGCGCCGACGCCACCATCGACGCCACGACCCGGCTGACGGCGGGGGGCACCGGATCCAGATCCGGGCAGTGCAAGTACCCGAGTACCAGATCCGATGCCTCCTCCAGCAGAGTCTCCACATCACTCGTGGGACTGCTGCCCAACGCGGCAGCGACGTCGTCCTCTGTCGCTAGCGCCATGGTTTAGCTGCCGCCACCGGTCACCGTCGCCACCGGCACCTTCGACGCACCCAACGGTGTCGTGGAGACACCCAGCACGTAGGCGTAGCGGGCCTTGAAACGGAGTGCGACCATGTCGCGTTCGGCGAGGTTGATCGACCCGACGGTGGCCTGGTCGAGGAACTTCACGGTGATGTCCTGCCGTACACCGATCTTGATGCGTGACGAGTCCAGCACGATCGCCGTCGCCGACGAATAGTCCCAGGCGCCGTTGGCGTTGTACACCGTTTTGAAACCACCGAGGTTGTCGCCGCGGAAAATCGGCGAGCCCTGGCTGTCGCGGATGTTCTCCACGTCGTAGCGCAGCGACAGGCTGGTGATCATCGTGTCCGCCACGAACCCGTTCTTCGCGAGCTTCTTCGCCGCCTGGTTCGCCGCACCCACGACGTCGTTGGCGTTGGCCGCGCCGGTGGTGACCGCCGCGGTCTGCGACGCCGCTGACGCTGCCGGCACCAACGCCGCACTGACCCAGGATGCCGGCTTGTTGGTGCCGAAGATGACCGCCGCGTCCAGCACCTTCCCGATCGCCGTCCCCGCCGTGGTCGAGATCTCGGTCAGGATGGACGTCGTCGCGTCGTCGATGACGTTCTCATGCACCGGCACGATGACGGCGATTTCCTCGGCGACCATCGTCAGGTCGGTCCACGTCACTTCCGACGTGGGTTTCGCCGTGGTCTCCGAC